TGTTGCACGCAGCAGAGTTTGAAGCGCCACCGCCAGCAAAACGAAATGCGTTTTCGTTGTTATCGCCTACCGATAGAGGCGTTGCGCTGCTATAGAGGCTGTAGACAAACGCGCCGTAATAGCCTGTAGTTGTTGAACCTAAGCGTAGTTGGTTGTTCGTGTCGTTTGACTGTGTTCCGCCGCTCCAAATTATTTTGTAATTGTCGTAGGTGGCTGAAAAAGCGTCGCTCACGGTCACACTTGCCACGGCTGAGCCAACGGTCTGCTGCTTAATATAAACGAGTCCGCTGTTCGCTAAGTACGTGTTTGTATCTGAAGCGGTCAACACCTCGCCAGTAGTAAAAGTCTTAATAGCCATAATTAGTAGCCCAATTTTCCTGTTCCTAGTTTGCCAAAAACGGTGTCGTCCAAAATGAGTGTCGAGTTTAACGACGCGCCCGAAATGTAATACGTCCACCTTGACGACTCGGGCGTAGCCGTCATTGTGTAACCCTCAATGATCCCATAGTACGTCGTCCCACGGAACTTAATCGGCACTTGCGTCCCGATAAGCAACGCGCCTGGTACGCCAAGATTGTTGAGTTTGAAACTTGTCTGGGCCTCGGAAAGACACGAAATGCTGGAGATCTGCACATCGGTAGTCGAGTACTGGGAGAGCATGAAATTTGCCAGATTTAGCGCCGTCGTAGTGCTGCTGGAAAAAGTGTTGAACTTGAGCGAGCGGTAAGGCCCAGCACCGCTAGTGACTGTTTGTGCAGCTGGAATTGTCGGCGTCACCGTGACCTGCGTGTAGTAGTTGTCGCCGAACGCCGAGAACTCGATGTTGTCGTAGACCTGGTTTGTGGCGTTGTTTGCTGTGTCGGAGAATGAGGCGACCGATGCGGTAATGTCGCCTGGGCCTTGAACGATCACAGCTAGTGCTTGTGTCATGCGCCCGTTGATTGTTCGGATGTACTGCGAAAGCCATTCGCCGTAAGTGTTGCTGACAGTCGTATCCGACACGCTTTGTGTAAGTGCGTTGACTTGTGGGTTAATAGTGAGACCGCTGTAGAACTCGATCGCCGACGCCACAACCGCAAATAATCCACCGTTAATTGCTTGCCCGTTTCCTTCAAGTCTGCCGAAACGCGCAAAATAAGACTCACATGAGATGTTGATGAAGTCTGCATTTCCGACGCCCCCAGAGTACGGGATGCCGTAAGAAACTGAGACGCCTGAGATGTAGCCAGCGTAAACATATTCACCAGAAGCGTCATGCTTGACACGGATGATGTTGCCTGGCACGAGCGCGGTGTTGGGGGAGGCGTAGCCGTTCGGATAGCGAAGAGTTACTTGAGCGGTATCTGCCGAATATTCGTCCAACTGTTTCTCGCGCCCCTGCTTCATATTAAACGACACGACATTCGAGAGGTCAACGATGACGCCTGGGGTAGATGCCAGCGAGTAGGAAACGGTGTAGGTCTGTAGAGGCATTATGGGTTAGTTGTTCGGATCGGGATCGCGCCGTTTTGCCTCATGTAGCTACGGAGAGCTGCGACGACTGCGTTTGGGTCTCCGCCGTTGACGTTGATGGTGACGCTGTTGCCGAGACTTGGGCTGTTGCTTCCTGTGAGTGGGACGACGGCTTCTGGGCCTCGTTCGCCGATCATGGCAAGGGTTGGAGAGGAAACGATGCCACCATTAGCGAGCATCGGGATATCGGGAACGTCAAAGCCTGCTCCGCCGATGCCTGGAACCCAGCTGGGGATCTTGAACGAAAGTTTGCCGACGGTGCTGTTCCAGACTGAGGCGATGCCGTTGAATAAGCCTTTATAGACAGCGACTAGACCGTTGACGTATCCGCCGATCGCGCTGACAACGCCAGCGAAGCCTGCTTTGATGCCGTCAAATACTGTGCTCGCGATGTTGCCGATTGCTTCAAATGCTTTGCCAAAAATGTTGAACTTGGCTTGGAGAATGACTAAGGCTGCGCCGACCGCGACGATCGCGACTACTAGCAAGAAGATTGGGTTGAGTGCCATGACAGCGTTGAAGGCTGCTTGGACGGCTGTGAAAGCGGTAGTGGCTGCTGTCCAGGCTTTCATCGCAAAGTTCACCGCAATAATGGCTGTGGCGATGCCTGCGATGGCTCCGCCGACGACAAGAAATGTCGTGGTGTTTTCTTGAGCCCAGGTTCCTAGACGCTCAATGAATGGGAGGACGGCTTGGATCGCTGGGAGTAATGCTGCACCGATTGACTCCTTGGTTTCGGCAAGGCCGATAGACAGTCTTTTGAAACGTCCTTCCGCGGTGTCTGCAGCTGCAGCAGCGTCACCTCCGAAAGTGTCTGCTAGCACGCTCATCGCGCCCTCGACATCTAGCCCGTCTTTGAGAAGTGTCTTCATGCGCGGATCTAAGGCTTTGAGTCCTTTGTCGTTGCCTGCGTAAGCCTTGGCGAGCGCGTCGGAAACTGTGGCGAGATCTTTACCTGTGCCTGCAGCGATGTCTTGAGCAAGGCGGAGCCCTGCCTGGGCTTCCTCAAGGTTCTCTGTGCCGACGACAAGTTTTGCTAATGCTGGGCGTAGTTCGTCGTCGGCGGTCGCGGTCGCCATTGACAGCGAAGAAATAAAGTCCTCATTTTTTTTGATCGCCGAGTCTGAGGCATTGGTTACGCCTCGGATGTTGCGAGCGAGTTGTTCTTGAGCTGCTGCGTCTTCCATTGCGCCTTTGACAGCATCAAAGGCTGCAGCGCCGACAGCGACTAGAGCTGCTGCTGCTGGGACGGCTGCTTTCTTGATAGCAAACTGGGCTTTCTCGCCGACGGTCTCAAGTTGTTTGAACTCTTTGATCGCTTTATCTACGCCAGCGCCGACGAACTCGGTGACGATGGGGATGGTTACTGCCATGTTATTTCTTCATCATTCTGTCAACTTCGCGCATAGCAATAAAGGCTAGTTCTAGGGTTTGCGCTTCGACTTCTGCTTTGTTTCTTTCGTAGGCAGGCCACAAGACTCGTGAAGGTTCGCCGTACTTTTTCAAACTTCTACCCAGGTTCCCTTTGCTAGCCAAGTCATAAATAGTGTTCATGGCTCCATTCCACCGAATGTAGAAGACAGAGGCGTTTGACATTCTGCCTTGAAACTGTTTGGGCTTTTTACCTGAGACTCCAGATTTGATTTGTTTGCTTGACGCGCTGTTATCCCATGGGAGCAGTTTTGCTCCGCTTTTCGTTGTCCAGTTGTATTTAAAACCAGACAACGGCATCTGTGGGATTTTGCTTTGCGCCTCGGTAACTACTGGTTGCGTAATTTTTTTGAAGTCTTTAGTAATTGTCCGCCTGACGGTCGGATTAAGTTTGTTTAGAGTTTTGAGCGCTTCTTTCAGTCCAACAACTTCGAGGTCTGCTGTTGCTGTCATTATTTGCTCTTTCTCTGAGTGTTAATTACATCTACGCAAGTCATGAGATCCTGCAAAGTGAAGTCTATGTCTGGGGGCCAGTAGCCAGTCTCGACAAGTAACTCGGCGAGCGTTCTTGCTACTGATCCCCTTCGGTGGGGTTTGCTGCTTCATTCTCCAACACATCCAGAGTGACAAGTTTTTTGAGAAAGTCGTCCAGTTGTAATGGTGGAGCGAAGTTTCCAGTCTTGGCTGCTTCGTGAGCTAGGAACCCGAGTTGCTCTATTGAGATCCCGTTTGCTAGATCGGACGCTTTAACTTTGTATTTTCGCTCTAGTTGAATGATGTGGTAGAGGTTGGTTTCGACGATGTAGTCGTCTCCGCCTGTGTTAACTCTTATGGATAGTTTCATGGTTTCCTTTGCACGGTAAAGGGTTGATTATTGGTTAGGGGGCGGTGACGTCGCGTACCCATGTGCCGTTAGTAAACGACAGCGAAACGACAGCCAATTCGCCAACGGTTGACATGATGGCCTGGTTGGTCTCGAGGGTACAGTTCGTAATCGTGAACTCTGGATTACTGGCGGACTCTGTCGTGCCTGAAGGTGAGACGACGATGACGGCGCTTCCAGCGGTCTGAATTGCTGCCATAAGTGTCTCAATTTCGCCGACGCCGTAGGAGAGGAACAATTCCATCTCAACGGAGACAGTCTGTAATCCTTGGACGGCACGTCGGCCTGTATCGCCGAACGCGGTGCTCTCGAGGTATTCGTAGCCGACCGACACGGAACATGAGCGGCAATTATCGCTTACGTCATATGCGGTTCCGCCTGTGGGGGTGATGTTGATGGTTGCGTTTCCGAGGAATGTTGTAGTAGCCATATTTTTCTCCTGTTATGGGTTTCTTGAAGTTGCCACACGAACGGTGAGGTCGTATGAAGGGATGTCTTGTGATCCGATGGTCGTGACAGATGGAGCGCCCGAGATGAGGGAGATCGCGCTGTTCATGATTGTGTCGGCTGTGGTGATGAGGTAGTCCTCGGCGTCGCTGTTGCCTGGGGGAGCTGCGAGGATCCTGAGGCCGAAAGTAATTTCGGCGATGTTGTTGTTAAAGCAGGTGAACGTCGGAGGTTCGACAAAGACTGTCATCGGTCGTGCGTTGCGTGAGTCTGTTACGACTGCCAGCCCGAGTCCCGTGAGCGAGGCTACAAGGGTGCTCTGGGCGCTTGCAAAGATGCCCGAGGCACTCATGCGACTTGGCTCCGATTGACGCCGAGGAGACGGTTGATCTGTCCCATCGAGCCGACTGTGCCTGGGATGTTCATTGCTTCAAAACTAGCGAAGGAGTCCACGCTTCCACGCTCACGATATAACGAACCCGCCAGCATTGTCGTCGCTAATTTGACGTCCGCGCCTGGGACGGTAGTGAGCGAGTCAAAATAACCTGCTTCCTTCCGTCGCCGAAACGCGAACGCGTTAGCTGCATCCGTGCATGAGCCAACGAAAGCTGTGTCGTTTGCGGTAGCGACACTAATTCCGAGCCAGGCAAGAACGTCGGCTGCGACGATCCATGTGCAGGTCTGAGTCCAGGTCAACGTCCCTGTCGGGATCGCTGCACTACGTTCTAGATCGTCGCCAGCGTCATAGAAGATGACTTGGTTGCCGATGTAGATGTCGTAGTCAAAAAGCAGGTCGCCTTCTTCGTCAACGCCTATGAAGTAATAAGGGTTGACCGCATAGACGGTGTGAGTGCCGTTTAATCCGTGACCTAAGCCTGCGAGCGTGATGCTTTGACCAATGCCGATGTCTGTGTCCTCGAGAGTTTGCACCACGGCATAGTCGTCTAGTCGCTGATGAAAAGTGACTGCGTAAACTGCCATGATGCAAACTTTCTCGGGCGGTGCTTAAGGTTTAGGCCTGTGGGATCTTCATGAACTGGCCAGCGTCAATCATCTTCGGGGCAAAGTAGCCACGGAAGGCGATTGTGCGCGACAAAGTTGAAGGATTGTCAAGGCTAATAGCGCCCTTCTGCTGCTCGTAGCAACGGAAAGCACCAGTAGCTGCAGCGCCGACGATGGTGGTCTTTG